CATTTGGCGCGGCACGTATACGCCACAATTCATATGACGCTACCAACGTTATTGATATTTGTGCGCAAACAATTGAAGAAGCGCCACAAATTATTGGAAACGTCAATGAAATGAAAGCTATTGAATTGACAATACCAGAGCAGGAAGCGTTTGCAAATTCCGCGAAACTTCTGCGATTCGATAATCCGGAAGATGTAAGCACAGATTCATTACTACGCGCAAAGCGCATATCAGACAAAGGGGATAATCTATGGAAAACTTTTAACAGAGTACAAGAAAATATGGAAAAGGGCGGCGTCATGTACCGGAATTACAATAAAGACGGTCAATTTACCGGTACGCGGCATTCTCGCGAAGTCAAAAGCATCGACGGCGGCATTAAGCTAAATCAGGCGCTTTGGCAGTTAGCAGAAGAAATGAAGCGTCTGAAAACCGGATCAATAATGGCTACGGTCAACTGATCAATATTAAGCAGGGGTTAATTTATAACCCCTGCTTATTTTTTAAGGTAATTTAAACAATAGGAGAAATAACATGCAAACTATCCTTTTATCAAACGATCAAGTTTTAACTTTAAAAATGTATTTACTTATGAGTTCCAAAAGTAGACAAAAAGAAATAGAAGCATGTGAAAAGCTTGCAACAACACTTGACGATAACGGCGAACTTAAATATCCGGCTATAAGTAAAAACGCTGAATGGTGGAAGGAAGCCGACGAAACACTTGAACAAATTATTACTTTACTTTAACCAAATTAAAATTGAGAGGATAACAAAATGAATACAGAAATTAAGATTGACAAAGAATTTAAGGGAATACTTGATCCGTTGACAAATGAAGAAAAGAAAGGTTTAAAGGCACTCATAATTAAAGAAGGTTGCCGTGAACCTTTAATCATTTGGAAGGGTGAAAACATCCTTATTGACGGTCATAACCGTTATGAAATATGTACTACCAATAATCCAATCATCGAATATAAGGTTGTGGAAATGGAATTTAAATCGCGTGAAGATGTCATTACATGGATTATCCAAACGCAACTTTCCAGACGGAACCTTACTGATGAAAGGCGGGCGTATTATATTGGAAAGTTTTATAAAGCTGAAAAAAAATCACACGGAGCGTCAAAAGCTGAACCTAGAGGTAATCAGCACACTAAGCAAACGAAATCATCTGAAAATCTGGTAAGTTCGCAAAATGCGAACTTACCAGAAAATGAAAAAACGGTTAAAAATGTTGCTAAACAACACAACGTTTCCAAAGATACAGTAATCCGCAATGAAAAATTTGCTGACGGCGTAGACAAGATCGGTGAAGTATCACCAGAAGCAAAAGAAAAAGTTCTACAAGGCAAGAGCAACCTCACTAAAAAAGAAGTTATAAAATTAGCAGAAGCGCCTAAAGAGGAAGTTAAAAAAGTTGTTGAACAGATTAAAAACAACGAACCGAAAAAAGGCAGACCTAAAAACGATCCTGAATTTAAAGCGCAAGTTGCAAGACTTCATGATCGTGATGACGTTTGCGCGGCTCTAAATTTGGTTTATAAGATGGAAGAATGTTTAACTAAACTTATACCTGCTATAGAAAAAATAAAAAAGCCCGAACAGCAAAATGAAGTTTTTGTTAGATTCATTAAATATAGTGAACAGGTTAATATTTTAAAGGAGAAATTTGAAAATGTTAAATAAATATGTTGTAAGACCAAAAGCATATGTTGTAAGACCAAAAGTAGATGAAAGATTTACCAAAGGAGTTGATAAAATTATGGTAGTATCCCCAAAAGTAAAAAAAGAAATTTCGCAGAAAGAAGTTACAAAACTACAACATAGCAAAATTGTTTGGCTTGACGTTAGTAAACTAAAAAGCGCAGTTTATCAACGAACCGTAAATCAGCAATTAGTAAATAGAATAGCTGAAAATTTTAATTGGAATTATGTTCAAATAATTCTTGTTGGATTTAGAGAAGATAATGGTTATTACATTATCGACGGGCAACATAGAATTTTAGGAGCGCATAAAGTAGGTATAAAGAAACTTCCTTGTCAGATAGCTGATACCAATGATGAAAAAGAAGAAGCTATTCTATTTCGTGGTATTAACAGCAAACATAACAGAAGAGATGTTTCTCCGTATAGTGATTATATGGCGGCGCTATACGCAGAAGATAAAGAAACTTTAAGTATAAATAAAATCATTACCAATTTAGGTTATGAAGTAGGACATAATAACACCAATACTAAAATTTCAGCCATACGCACTTTAAGAAGTATATACAACAATTACAACGCTGAAACGCTTGAAAAAGTATTAAGCGTTATAAATATGTCGTATGGTAAAAATAAGTATTCAACTTCTGATACAATCTTGAAACATTTGGCGATGTTTTTACATAACAACCCAAATATTAATCAAAATAAATTAATTCAAAGATTAAAAAAGAAAGATCCACAACGTTTAACTGTTGAATTAAAGAGTACGGAATATGACAGTATACGAATGGAAATATTTACAAAAATTTACAAGTCAAGAGGAAAGTAAAAATGAATATAAACGCATTGAAAGTACAAATAAAGATAGGCGAAAAACGTTTGACTTATAGCGAATTTAGTAAAATTTCCGGTATAAGCAAGCAAACACTATCACATATATTGGATAGAAAAAACTGTTCACCTAAACACGCTGGAATGATAGCAAACGCTTTAAATATTCCTCTGGACGAAATTGTTACGGAGTAAATCCAATGTTCAAAAAGAAACTTAAAGACGCCATGATTGAAGCTGACATGAATCAGATTCAATTATCAAAAGCTACAGGTATAAGTCCATCTTTGATTAGTTATTACTGTTCCGGAGCGTATATTCCGAATAATGGGTATATTAAACGTATTGCCAATGCTTTGAAATGCAAACCGGGATACTTTACCGAAATTATCCCGGTTAAAAAAGTAGTAACTGTTTCAAAAGCCGAAATTAAAAACATCTCAATTACGGAAGCGGCAGAGCGTACAGGGAAATCAAAAGAGTTCATTTCGGCTTCCTTGCAATCCGGTATCGCGCCTTTCGGTTTTGCTGTCAAAATTTCAGGTGATAAATGGTCTTACCATATAAGCCCGAAAAAATTTAATGAGTATATGGGAGTGATACGGTAATGAAATTATTTCCGTTTCAACAGAAAATCCTTGATCAATCCGCGTCCAGAAATCGTGTTGCTTATTACCTAGATATGGGTTTAGGCAAAACATTTTTAGGCGCGGAAAAATCAAGACAGTTAAAAGCGCCTATAACACTTGTCATTTGTCAAAAATCAAAAATTCAAGACTGGATTAGTCATTATGTGATGACTAATTCAGTTATTACTCCAATAATTAACCTAACAACTAAAAAAGGTGTAGAACAATTTAAATTATTCGTTAGAGATAATTATAATGTTATAGGCGTTATTAATTACGATGTCATATTCCGCCGTCCGTGGTTTTTAACATTGGAAAATTTTACTTTAATTTTAGACGAATCAAGTTTAATCCAAAATGATAAAGCCAAACGGACAAAATTCATTCTTAAAATGAATCCTGCAAACGTCATTCTACTTTCTGGCACTCCAGTTTCAGGGAAGTATGAAAATTTATGGTCTCAATTACATTTGATAGGATGGAATTTGAGCAAATATGCGTACAATACAAACTATGTTAATTGGGAAAAGATCAATATAGACAGTTTACCAGTTAAAATAGTTAGTAGGGTAAAACCGTATAAAAATATTGAAAGATTAAAGTCCAAAATGCGTGAACACGGCACGATTTTTCTCAAAACAAAGGAAGTTTTTGAACTGCCAGAACAAACTTTCATTGAACTTTATGTTTCGATAACTAAAGAGTATAAATATTTTCAGAAACATAAATATATTAAATGGAGTAATATTGAATTAATCGGCGATACAACATTAACAAAGCGTATCTATTCGCGTATGCTTTGTGGACAATATAATGATTATAAATTGCAAAGCGTTCACGATCTTATCGAAAGCACAAACGACCGTCTAATTATATTTTATAATTTTAATGATGAATTAGACGCTTTAAAAAATATTGCAAGAAAATTGCAAAAGCCAATTTCAGAGATAAACGGACATGTTAAAAATCTAAACGCATATGAAACAGAGGATAATTCCGTTACGTTTATCCAATATCAGGCAGGAAGTAAAGGCTTGAACCTACAGAAAGCAAACAAAGTGATTTATTTCACCCCTACGGATAAATGTGAAGATTGGCAACAATCTATAAAACGTATTCATAGGATTGGACAAAATAAACCATGTTTTTATTATCAGCTTATTTGTAGAGATTCTATAGAAGAGAATATTTACAAAGCTATTAAAAGAGGAGTTGATTATACCGATGATTTATTCAAAGAAGGATAGCAATGTTTAAAAATTTTAGATGGTTATTATTTTTCAACATTGTTTTTATTATGCTTACTCCGCTGGCTTTTGAATTGGCGGATAAACAGCGCGGCTATGATTCAACAGGCGGAGAAATCTTATTTCCGTTCATTCCGTTCGTAGTTTGGTTAGTAATTAAATCAATTAACGAATTATTTGAGGAGTTAAAAAGAAATGATTAAATGTGAAAAAAGTACATGCCCGAACGATAAATTTAATGGTTGTTGTGTTGAATGTCCTGAATATCAAACATGTGTAGAAAAATGTAATGAACATCCGCAAGATTGTAAAACAGCAATTTTTGAAGATGAAGAAATACGATTACAAACATTCAACAACATAGCAAAAGCAGTTATTAAAAAAATAACTTCACTCTGTGAAGAAAAAGCAAAAATTGAAGCGGCTGAAAAGAAAATGCGTGAACAGCTTCAAAAGTTCATGGAGACTTATGAAGTAAAGAAGTTTGAAAATGAATCGCTCCGGATAACTTATACTGACGCGCATACACGAAGTTCCATTGATTCTGATAAGCTTAAAAATAATTATCCTGATATTGCAAATAAATGTATGAAGTCTAGTAGTGTTAAAGCGTCTATTACAATAAAATTAAAAGATTAAAATGTATAAAGAATATTGGAAATCAATTGAAGCGCATTCCGGATATGAAATTAGTTCTTTAGGACGTATCCGGAATGCGCAGACGGGATATATACTAAAGCCATACAATGACGGTAGGGGTTATTTACGGGTTAAACTTCATAAAAAGAATTGCAAGCTTCATATTCTGGTAGCACAAGCGTTTATACCTAACCCGGAAAATAAACCATTTGTGAACCATATAAACGGAAACAAACATGATTGTAGAGTGTTTCAACTGGAATGGGTAACAGTTTCGGAAAATACACAACACGCATGGGATAACGGACTAATAAGAAAGGGAAAGACGTGAACACGGTTCATTTTGAATCAAATAGTTATGAATGGGAAACTCCGCAGGAATTGTTTAATATGTTGAATGCAGAATTTAATTTTACTCTTGATCCATGCGCAACAAATGAAAACGCAAAATGTTTAAAGTTTTATACTAAAATACAAGATGGTTTAGCGCAGGATTGGACAGGAGAAACAGTTTTTTGTAATCCGCCATATAACAGAAAACAAGACTTGTGGATTAAAAAATGTTTAGAACATGGTTTAGCCGGATATACTGCGGTCATGCTTTTACCAGCACGGACAGATACTAAACGATTTCATAATTATATTCTAAATAAAGCGGCTGAAATCCGTTTTATTCAAGGTAGATTAAAATTTAATGGGGCAATGAATAACGCTCCGTTTCCATCAATGATTATTATATTTAATAGGAGTTAAAATGATTATACGAAAAGAGTATGAATATGATAAACTTAATTGGCTTGTTTCTGCAAAACATCCATATAAGCAAGAAATTAGTGGTGGTAACAATTCAATTAAGTATTTATATGTTCACGAATCTAATGACGAATCTACATTAAAGGGTGTATGTACAGATGGATGTCGCTTGCATATTTTAAATAAAATTAATGAACATTATGATTTGATTAAAGAACCCGGATTTTACAAAGTGGAATCAAACAAAAAAAATACAATTGAATTATTAAAAGTTGAATTAGAAGACAATTTTCCATGTTACAATAAAGTTATTCCTGATAAAGATGGAAATGAAGTTTTTGAGTGGAACACTAAACTGGATTACAGGGATACTATATCAAATATAACATTGAAATTATTTTTCAAATTTCCAGAATATACCGTATTAAATTTAGATTTTATAAAAGATATGATTTATGGGATAAATTGGACAGTTCATTGGTACGATTCACAATCACTTGTTAAATTTTTTGCAGAAGATCAATTATCAATCATTATGCCAATATTCAAATGACTAACGAAAAACTTTTTGAAAGCAAAATTAAACGATGGCTAAATTCAGTTGGAGTTTATGCCGCAGGAACACCAGAACATAAAATAAACAAACCGTACAGAGGTTGGTTTATTAAAGTTTGGGGTGGCGGGATGCAAAAAGCAGGTATTCCAGATTTACTTTTATGTGTCAATGGTTTTTTCATTGCAGTAGAAATAAAAAGTAAATTTGGAAAACTTTCAACATTGCAAAAAATAAATTTAAGCAAAATTAATTGGTCAAACGGAATTGCAATCGTTTTATATCCAGACGGATTTATAGATTTTCAATCCATTATAAATGAGGTGCTAAAATGCGATACTCGCAGAGTAGGGTTGAATCGTATACCAATTGTCCATTTAAGTACAAATTGCGTTATACCGATGACATATTAACTATTCCTGCGGACAATGCTGATAATGCTCTTGTATTAGGTACGGCGTTACATACGGGGCTTGAAAAAGGTGTACAAGCCGCTGTTGATGAATATTACAATTCATATCCAATTATTACAGACTTACATGTTAATGAAGTTATTAAACTTGAATATTTAATTAAAAAAGCAAGATTACTTTTACCAGAAGGGGGTGAATTTGAAAAAGTAATATCAAACACTGATTTTTTGGGTATGGCAGATTATTTAGTTCCTGTTGAAAATAATGTTTATGATCTTTATGATTTTAAATATACAAACAACGGATCAAATTATAAAAAATCGCCACAGCTTCATATATATAAACATTTTCTCGAACCAAATATTAAAATTAGGAATATGCACTATTTAATTGTTCCTAAAATTAATATCAAACAAAAAAAGACAGAAGATTTATCACAGTTTAGAAAACGTATACAAATTGAACTTAATAGGCTTGAACCGTATTTAATGCCGATTGAATTTGATTATAATAAAGTAATTGAATTTTTAATTGGAATTAAACACATACATGAAACTACAAACTTTTATAAAAATGCCAGTTATTTTTGTAATTGGTGCGAATATCAATTATATTGTGAGAAAGGGTTAGATTACATGTTACTACCAAAAAATGAAAGACGAACAACTGATAAAATTAATAAACATACTGTATGGCTATACGGAGCGCCATTCTCAGGAAAAACTACATTCGCAAACCAATTTCCCGATCCATTAATGTTAAACACGGATGGCAACATAAAATTTGTTGACGCTCCATTTGTATTAATTAAAGATAGCGTTATAGTAAATGGACGTATAACTAAGAAAACTCTTGCATGGGAAGTATTCAAAGAAATTATAACCGAACTTGAAAAGAAAGATAATGATTTTAAAACTATCATAGTTGATCTTTTAGAAGATACATATGAATATTGCCGTTTATATATGTATGATAAAATGAGCATTACACATGAATCTGATGATAGCTTCCGTGCATGGGATAAAGTAAGAACTGAATTTTTATCAACTATAAAACGATTGATGAATCTTGACTATGAAAATATTATACTTATATCGCATGAAGATACATCAAAAGATATAACACGGAAAAGCGGAGACAAAATCACAGCTATAAAACCAAACCTGCAAGAAAAAGTATCTAATAAAATATCTGGCATGGTTGATATTGTAACCCGCGCAATTGTTGAGGATAATATTTATACACTTTCATTTAAAACAAGTGAAGTGATTTTTGGGGGCGGGCGGCTAAAAATTTCTACAAAAGAAATTCCTTTAAATTATGCAGAATTTTTGCGCATTTATGAGGAAGGCGCATCTACTATGGACAACAACGAAACACAAGCCGCAGAAAAGCCACGCAGAAGCGCAAGCGGAATGCGAAGGGCGGTAAAGGTAAATGAACTAGAACCTGAAACGGAAACGCTACAGGAAACCGCAGATAGCAAAGAAGCGCATGAACAGCCGGAAGAAGCTCCGGATAATACTAACAATGAACAAATAGAAGTTCCTGTAAGAACACGTAAAAGGAGAAATGAATAATTATGGGTAAAAATTTATGGGATAAATTTGATAAACAAATTGATACAAAAGGATTATCAGAGGATGTTAATAATGCCGCTGAAAATGGAAACACTTTC